CTCGGGGTTCTGCTCGAACCATGCATAGAGTTGGTCTAGGGCGCGTTGTTGGTAGGGGCGTAGGGTGCTCATAAGTCCTCTACCATTTGGATGCGCTTGCCGATCCAGTGCATGACAGGCACTGCCATTGAGTTGCCAAGTGCCTTATAACGTGGTCCGTCTGGCGACTGTTCTTTTTTGCGCCACGGGATGTTTGTGTAGTTGTCGGGAAAGCCTTGCAGCCGCTCGCACTCAATCGGGGTTAGGCGTCGGACTGCCATTGTCTGATTGATTGACTGTGCAGCCACATCGCCGATAAAGCCAGTTGTCTGGTTCGCACCAACGGTCAGGGTGTCAGCTGCGTCACAAGCAGAGACGGATTGCGCCACGCCATGCACACCCATCGCATTGAGCGTATACATCGGATCGTCTACAGTAAAGCCGTCACCATTGCCGCCGTTCTGAGGCTGTCTACCGATTGTGTTCTCAGCCAACGCAATTGGCTGAATAATTACCGGCTCATGCCCATGCGTTTCGCGTCTCAGCGTTCCCATCGTTCCATCTTCAAGTACGTTCATAACACCCCCCCCTGATCCATTAAGACAATCATTGTTTCGGTTTCCATATCAAGCCTAGTTTTCGTTATCAGACATTTTGCTACCAAGGGTAAATAGCCCCCCCCCAGAATTGATATGTTGGTTTTCTAAGCCCATTTTGTCGCCATAGTGAGCGTCAAGCGTGGGCGCTACTGATGGGGGCCAAGGAATCATCTTTGCTGAGGTTTCATTCATCCCGTCTATGCCAGGGTCTTTGTAGTCTCTGGCAGAGAGCGGCCCACAGACTTCAACGCCGATTCCAACTGCGGCGGCAATTTCTTTCCTCGCTTTTCTGCTCGGCGCAGGATGCCCTGACAAGCTGTGGCGCTCAAAAAGTACCGCTGCGGCAGCGCGCCAATCTCCAAGACATCCGACAACGAACACACGGCGGCGTCGCTGGGCCACTCCGAAGTACTGAGCGTCAAAAACTCGGTAGGCGAACCCATACCCGAGTTCCCCCAACCCTCGAAGAAAAGAGGCAAAATCGTTTCCTCCGTTACTGGATAACACGCCGGGGACGTTCTCCCAAACCAACCACTTGGGCCGATACTTCCGAGCAATGGCAAGATAGGTAAGCATGAGGTTGCCACGAGGGTCATCCAATCCTTTTCTGAGTCCGGCAACGCTGAAGGATTGGCAGGGAGTTCCTCCAACGAGAACATCGATAGCTGTTGTGTCATCAAGTTTCCATTCTTTAAATTTAGTCATATCGCCGAAATTCGGCACGTTAGGGTAGTGGTGGGCAAGCACCGCAGATGGGAACGGTTCAATCTCAGAGAACCATTGCGGCGTCCAACCAAGAGAATGCCAGGCGGAAGTTGCCGCCTCAATGCCTGAGCAAACTGATCCGTATCTCATCCGATCACCTTTGCGCCAAATATTTGGCGCGTCTCATTTATAAACTTATCACCACTCGCACAAGCAGCCACGTTCGCTACAATTTCGCTTGAGTGAAAACCGCTCTCGCTATTCTCAACGTCACCGTGCGGCGTGTGCCAGATCACACCATGCTCAGACGGTGAGTACTTCCAAGGCACCAAGTCTGGGTGAATGACATGGGCAGCACAACCAACACGTTGTTCATCGACGCTTAATGTATGGTCATACTTCTCGCAGAGCCATGTACCGTCTTCTTTTGCCGTCGAGTGTGCGCAAGTGCGACAGTTCACTTCTTGCGTAATATGACTCTTATGACAAAAATCATGCGCTGCGCAAAAGCGACATTCGTACCAAGTAGAGTCTGTGCTAATAGGGGGCGGCAGGCGTGCATCTTTAACTAAGCGATAGCCACGCTCGAGTGCTTTTTGTGCAACAGCTTTATCAAAGCGCACTCGCTCAGTGTAAATACGATCGTCGTCCTTGCAAACCGAAAAATACAACGCTCGCTCAAGCCTGAGCCCCATCATGTAGAGTTGCATCTGAACATAGTGCGTAAATTTAGACTTCTCAACACCGTTATTTTCAAGATCAGTGAATGACTTCAATCCGTGCGTTTTGATCTCAAGCACATGGGGCTTAGTTGACTCAATCATGCCTGACATGATCACGCCATCAACAGAGCCCGAGACGTGACAGCCAAAGTCAACGCGGGATTGGTTAGCGCCAGTCTTTTGTACGTCCATGCCAATCGCACGAAGGTCGGCCACAACCGTTGCCTCTTCGTTCTGCCCGCGGCGAAACAGGCGCAAGATGCGACCCTTAAAAGGCTCGATCACCGCCCACCTGAAAGAGAGCCAGAGCCACCGGTCACAGACGTGGCCTAAGGTCGAGCACCCCATGTGCGGGCGGGGTGGCTCTTGCATTGATTCATGGTGGGCGTCGATTGCGGCCACCGTGCGGTTTAGTTCGGGGAGTTTCATAAAGTAAAGGGGCTTACGCCCCCCCTGTTTGATTGATGGATTATTTCTTCTGCCAAGGTGGTGAGGCCTTAGCCGCCGCCTTGGGTGCCGCAGCAGACGCCGCTGCCATCGGCATCGCGCCACCAGCGAGCGACTTATACGCCTTCACGTCATTGCTGTCGCCGTACTGCTCAGACTTTCGGATATCCAACTTGATCTGCAACTGACCGCCCACAAACTGGTCGGTGTCATCAACCCGTGCCAAGCCGATCGCACGCATCAACTCACCCATTTGCTGATAGCCGATCGCCTCAGCCGTTGGGTTGGCGTTCTTAATGTTCAGGTTGCCAAAGACGACCCGCCCCTGGTGACTCGGTCCGGTGATGTCGTACCGGATAGCGATGTATTCGCCAGTGCCTGCCTTCGTTGCTTTAATCTCAGCCCCGCCAATTGTGCAGGTGTACCAACCCGCAGGCAAGGGCTCAAAGTTACGCTCTGACTTTGGTAATTCTGACTCGACGAATGCTTGGTTTAGTTGTGCCATGATATTTATTCCTTAACAATGATTTTGAATGTTGGGCGACCGGCCGTGGTGGTGATCGCGTCGAGCAAGGGCTCGGTAATGCTCGGGTCTGCAGACTCCCATTGATCGCTTACGATCGTGGGTGTCCACTTGAAAAGACTAGCCAAGTGATCACTTAACCCATGCTCGGCGGCTAGTTCTTGCAGGCGCTCAGTGTTGACCTTGCGGGTCATGCGCCCTACGATCTTGACCAAGAACCCGTCAAGTGTGGGGAAGTTCTTTGTGCCTTCCATATTGGCGGCGACATTAAACTCCTTGACCATCTGGTCTTCGAGATCACGACGGACTTTAACTGCTGTCTCTTCGGTTTGTTTGGCGTTTAGCCATGCTTGGTAGATGCTCATTCTTAAAACTCCTCTCTTGCTTTCAACATTGCATCAGCCATTTGATAAGACCTTGCTGCAATCATCGCAAAAGCTGTGGGTGCGTCTTTACCATCCAAGTATGCGTTCATTGCTTGCGCTGCAAAGTAATCGCGCAGAGTCATGCCTCGGCTTTGTCTATCTGAATCAAAAGGAAATGCGTGTGGTTTAAATTGACTCATGCCCCACCCCCAATCTTCTCAATGATTGCGCGAAAGTCAGCAGGCTCCCAAGTGTCGAGTTTTCCGCTTCGATCCTTTGCTAACCACAGACCGTCGCTGTCACACATCAGCGCTCTCTGGCTCACGCCATCGGCATCCTTTTCAACGCGCAAGGCCAAGACCAAGTCAAAGTAATAAGGCAGGGATTGCCCCGTTTGCTTGCCTGGCATTGAAGGTGCGTAAAGAATGCGCCCCATCTCGTCGGCCGTCTTCTCAACCTTCGCGGTCATGAGCACGTTACGCCCAGTTAGGTCGCGAAAGGCGCGAATGATATCGGCCATTTGTTCGGCCATCGCCCCGTAGGCAGCTCTTGGATCTTTATTGCTCTTTTTCTCAGAGTTGAGCACCACCTCAGCGATCTCAGAGATCGAATCAAGCACCACCGAGTCGAACTCTTTGCCCGCACCCTCGTTTAGCCACTCGTAGGCCTCCCAAAGATCAGCCATCGTGCTGATCTCCAAGAAGGGAAGGTTTGCATCTTTAATTGACAATAATCCTCCTTCTGCAGATAAAATTATTGGATTGGGCATCGTGGCGGCGAGCGTTGTCTTACCCGCCCCTGCCTGCCCGTAAACCAACGCCTTAACGCCGTTGCCCGACAAGTCGGATGTACTTTTTAAGTTAATAGCCATTATTGGCTCCTAAGTTTGTCTCTCGCCGATCAGACAATCTGTTGGGCGATTGATTGAATAATAATTCAATTTATTGTATTGTGTCAACTATATTATTTAATCGAGGTGAGATATGTTGACTTTAGATGAAATCCGCAAGAAGCTGCAAGACCGAAGCATTCCCTATGTGGCCGCCCAAACTGGGTTGAGTTACAACACCATTCGAGACATTCGTAACAAAGCGGATGCCAATCCGACCTACAACGTTTTGGCTGCTTTAAATAGTTATTTTGAACAGACTAAGGAGGCGGTCAAATGAAAACAATGATTCGTAATCAATTTTTATTTAGTTTTTTTAATAAAGAATCAGCTTTTTATTTTGTCATTCATCAAATGAGTGAACACCCCACAGAGATGAATTTTAAAATTGAAGATTTAGATGAAAAAACAATTCTTGACGTGACTTTTACAGAGGAGGAAGCTATTGCTCTGCGTGACTTTTTGAACCATGCATTACCCATAACAAAATGAGGCACAGCGACATGGCTGTTCAAAGCAAATTAGAGGCGGCACTTAGCTACGCCTCTTGGGGCTGGCATGTGTTGCCAGTTGTGCCAAATGAGAAAGTACCAGCAACCGCGCACGGCGTACACGACGCGACGACTGACGCGGCACAGATTAAAGCATGGTGGTCGCAGAACCCAGACTTCAACATCGGTATTGCTGCGGGGCACATTAGCAACATCGTCGTGTTTGACATAGACCCGCGCAACGGCGGTGACACGAGTTGGGACACATGGCTTAGCGAGCACGGCGCGCCACCCGACGGGGCGTATCAGCTCACAGCGGGCGGCGGTCAGCATTACATCTCTGTTTACAGAGACAGCATTAAAAGCTGCAAACTGCGCGACGGTGTCGATCTGCTTTCAAACGGGCGATATTTTTTGGCGAGCCCCTCAACAATTAACGGGCGCACCTACGACTGGGAAGCATCGAGCGATCCGTTCGAGGGCGTAGCGCCGTTTCAGATACCAGAGGCTTGGCTCGCAGCGCTCTCAGTGCGCAAGGTCATCGTCAATGCGCAGAGCTCACTTATCGAGGGCAACCGTAACGCTGGGCTCACCGCAATTGCGGGTTCGCTCAGAAGGCTAGGCATGACTGAGCCAGAGATACTAGCCGCGCTAAACGCTACGAACGAGAACCGGTGCTCGACCCCGCTGCCTGCCTCTGAGATCCGACAGATTAGTCGATCAGTTGCGCGTTACGAGCCTGAGTTCGATATGGCCGGCGACACCGCGCTTGGTGCTCAGGCGGCTCAGAACCTACTCAAAAAGCAAGAGGATTACGTTCACCCCTTAGCTAAATTCGTTAACTATGACTTAACGAACATGAAGCCCCGCGAGTATATTTTAGACGGCATCATCGGCATGGGTTTGACTCTCATCGCAGGTGCCGCGGCCGCAGGAAAGACCACACAATTAGTGCCGCTCGCGTGTAAGATTGCTCACCTATGCGAGCCCGATGATCCGCTCAAGCCCCTGCTTAGGCGCAAGATCATCTACATTACAGAGGACAGCGCTCAAGTCATCAACATTCTGCGCTCGATGCGCGAGTCTGGGCATTTAGGGGGCGCAAGCCAGGAGGAGATGCATAAGTACTTTAAGATCGTTGACGCCAAGCGCCTGCCAGTCGCTGAGATTGTCAAGGTCGCTGAGACTTATCTCGCAATGCTCACTGAGAACGTGAGCTCAGTGACGGGCGAAGTGCACATGGCAGTGCCGTGGCCAATCTTCGACACGAGCAGCTCAACGATTGATTTAGAGAATGAAAGCGACAACAGTGTCGTAGGGCGCGCTCTAGCAGTGCTTAAACAGCGGTTTCAAGGCGTGCCGATGGGTATCGTGGGTCACATCGCAAAAGCGCTCAAACGCGCTGACGTTGCTGATTTTAGCGCTCGCGGGGCTGGCGCGTGGGAGGCCGATGCAAATCAGGTGATTTATTTAATTAAAGAGGACGACGGCACCCGCTGGATGGAGATCAAAGACGCTAAGCACAGGTTTGTGGCTCGCGTTGACGGCATCAAGTTCGAAGCAGTTGTGAATAAGATCAAGACCTTTGACATGTTGGGTAACCCCGTTGAAGAGACGCTTATACACGGGCACCCGATGGCGGTCGAGACTGGCGGCAAAAAAGCGTTAAAAGAACAAAAAGAGCAGGACAAAAAGCGGGGCGAGACCGCAGCAAAAGAATTAGAAAAGGCAAGGTACGAGGGTTTAGTGCTCGCTGAGTTAGATTCTTTACAACCAAGCGAGTACCGGACGATGAACGAATTGGTCGATTTACTGCCCATGAGTAAGGGCAACGCGCTCGATTTTATTAAAGGTATGGCACGCCAAAATTTGATTTCAATGATCGATTTGCCACACCCTGAAGAGATCGTAAAAAGAGCCAATTCGCATCGAACAATATTCATAAAGTCACAAAATGTGTGAAAAAGTTTGAATACCACATGAGCAAAAATGAGTCTTTTTTTACTAAATAATTCTTTATTTCCATGTGGTATCGTTGATGTGGTATCCCTAAAGGGAAATAGGTGATACTACATGGGTCTGAAGCCCCCATGTAGTACTAGTATTCAGTTTGTAAATACTACATGAAAAAAGATGGATACCAGAATACTACATAGTTTTGCTTTACAAACGAAAGACAACAAAAAACCCCAGAAATGGGGGGTTATTTTTTTAGGTTTGGGGGTTATTTTTTTAGGTTGTGTTGATGGTGGCTTAGTTATCAAAAGCAACACAGATGCTCAAGCAACCGTGTGACTTGCAGTTATGTGACTTCAGGGCACGCATGAAGGCTTCTTCGCGCTCACGTGCGATGGTTGAGCCCCACTTGGTTGGTGCGGCACCAGCCAAGAGTTCGTCGCAGCGTGGGCAGCCCTTTGTCTTTTTGCCAAAGACCACGCCGCCACAGGTGTGCTTAGTTGTTGTGCTTTTTGTCCATGCCATTTTATTTCTCCGGTCAGTTTATCTGGTTGGTGTGGTTCGTCCACAAACAAATAGTAACACGAAAAAACACGTTGTGTTAATTATTCACAATTATTTTCTAGGTGTTTTCCCTAGTTTTTATAAAAATGTTGTTTTATGCGCAATTTTGATACAATTTCAGAATGGAAATTGAAAAACAACCTAAAAAAACCAGAGGCGGTGTCCGAGAGGGTGGTGGACGCCCTGCTGGTGTGCCTAATAAGGTCACACAGAACGCTAGAGCTGCTTTCGCTGCTTTTGTAGACAATAACGCACCTCGCATGCAAGAGTGGCTAGAGCAGGTTGCTGCTGATCCTAAGCATGGTCCAAAAGTTGCCCTAGAGACTCTGCTCGCAGTCAGCGAGTACCACATCCCTAAGCTCGCTCGCACAGAGCATGTCGGCGACGGGGGCGGCCCGATGGAGCTGCGCGTTGCTCTGATTGAGAAATTTGCTGCTCGACGCGCAAAGAAAGATGAATGATCTAGCTGAGCTAGAACAACTCACACTCGAAGAGCTCATACTCTTAGACTGGCGCGAGTCTTGGTTTGATACCGCACGACCTAAACAAATCATGCCAGACGGCGATTGGTGGACAACTTGGTTGATCTTAGCCGGTCGCGGCTGGGGTAAGACCAAGACCGGTGCCCAGGCGCTTGGCTGGTACGCGGCAACACATCCCAACACCCGCTGCGGGATTATCGCCCCCACGACGAACGACGTGCGCGCCGTGTGCCTCGAGGGCGAGTCTGGCTTAATGGCGGTGCTCCCGCCTTCAATCATATCCGGATACAATAAATCATTGCTTGAGGTCACGCTCAAGAATGGCTCAATCATTCGCGGCTTCTCGGCTGAGGAACCTAGCCGGTTGAGAGGGCCACAGCATCACATCGTTTGGGCAGATGAGGCAGCCGCCTGGCAGTACCCCGACGAGGCGTGGTCGATGATGAAGTTTGGGCTTCGACTTGGTCAAAGCCCTAAGGTGATTGTGACGACGACCCCTAAGCCCATCGACTTAGTTCGCCAGTTGGTGGACGAAGCCGAGGACGAGAATAGTTCGACCATTATGACCACGGGCTCGACCTTCGAGAACGCTGATAACCTAGCGAAGTCTTTCATCGACGAGCTTGCGCAGTTCGATGGCACGCAGCTCGGGCGCCAAGAGCTGTACGCCGAGTTGATCTCTGAGCTCGAGGGCGGCATCGTCTCCGAGTCGTGGTTCAAGCTCTGGCCGGCCGCCAAGCCCCTGCCTCAGTTCGAGTACGTCGTCCAAAGTTATGACTGCGCAACTTCGGACAAGACGCATAATGATCCGACTGGGTGCGTTGTGTTTGGCGTTTTTCGCCCGTCGCCTGACAAAGCCATGAGTGTCATGGTAATCGACGCATGGACAGAATATATGCTCTATCCTGACCTGCGCCCTAAAGTGATTGAAGAGGCGGCCAGCATTTATGGTGACGAGAATGAGTTTGGAAACGGCAAGAAGGTTGATCTGATCCTGATCGAGGACAAGTCCGCGGGTATCTCGCTCATCCAAGACTTGCAACGCGCCAACTTGCCCGTGCGTTCTTACAACCCAGGGCGTGCCGACAAGACCATGCGCCTGAACTTAGTTGCCCCGCTCATCATGCGCGGGCGCGTCTATCTGCCCGAGTCCGAGGATCGACCCGGTAAGCCCAGGCGTTGGCTCAACCCGTTCGTGACCCAAGTCTGCAGCTTCCCAAACGCCAAGCACGACGAATTTGTGGATTGCTTGTCGCAGGCCCTGCGCGTGCTGCGCGACATGAACTTCATTGAAATTGACCCAGTTGTGCATTATGATGACGAGTATGACGAGGATCGACGGGTCCGACGCGAGAACCCTTATGCGATGTGATCTATGACTAATCCGCTTGATTACACGATTCAAAACCCCGACGCTATGCGCTACGCGCTCATGCAAGACTCTAGCTACCGCAAGGGCGGCGCAGTGCGTATGGCCGACGGCGGTATCTTAGACGGCCACCCAGTTTTTCAGACAGCACAGGTGCCCTTCGCCGAGTACCGGCACAGCATTGGTATGAATCATGGTGGTGCGCACTTTGACGAAGGCGGTCAAGCATCGCTTGACCAGATGCGGTACGAGTTGACGCACCCGTATGGCACAGACTACGAGCGATTCGTTCCAAACACCAACACATTCAGCGTCAATGAGAAACCCGCTTCGCTTGCATATACGCAGCGTGATGTACCGCAAGTGACAGACTCTGGTGGCGTTGCTCCCGTGCCGCGCACAGTCTACGATGAGCGTATGGACGAGCTAGACAAGCAACTCAATCAAGGTGTCAAGCCCGACTGGATGTCGAGTAAAGACTTCTTGCGAGATCAAGCAGAGCGCAAGGGTTACAACACAATGGACACGTCGCTCGCAGCAATGGGTCAGAACGTCTTAGCGGCGCTTGGCAATAGTCATATCCCCGGTGGCGCGTTTAGAGCAATTAGCGCTCCGTATGAAGCCGCAGAGAAAGTGCTAGGTTCAAGCATGGGTCTTGACCCGATGGCCGGAATCATCGGTAAGACAGGCGAGCTTCACCGCGTACCTAAGGCAGGGCAGTATGCGGCGAGTCGAGTTGCCCCCTTTGCTAACAAAGTCGATGACATGGTGCGCGAACTTCATGCGTCAGGTGCAATGCCGCAGCCTGGGCTGTCGATCAAGGATGTTACGCCACGCGCACTCGCCCCCGCAAACGAGCAAGGCTTCTACTCGCCCACTGAGGCGGCAGCATTGAACCTGCAGCGCAAGTCAGGCAACGGTCAGGCGTTCTTAAACGACATCATGAAGGGTGAGAACGTCAAGCCTGAAGAGATCAGCGGTATGGGGTTGGATACGTTTCTAAAGGACAAGAAGAACGTGACGGCCGCCGAGGTGCAGGATTTTATTGCGCAGAACAAGTTGGGGTTGGGTGAGGGCGTTTATGGCGGCAAAGCTAAAACATTAATTGATGCTGAAAACCCAAGAGAAACGGGGTTTCAAGAATTTGCTTTGCCCGGTGGCGAGAACTATCGCGAGGTTGTAATCACTTTACCAACAAAGGGAAGGGGGTTAAATGAAATTGAGTTGGATAAAATCAATCGTAGATTAGTTGATCAAGGATACGATGGACTTGGCGAAGAGCAACGCGCTGTTGCCATGCGTGGCGGCAATGAGGCAATGGATATGCTTCAAGATTTAGAAGATCGTGTTGGCATAAAAACCAATGACTTAATGAAAACAATGGCGGGTGGTGATCCCAATTCACAATACCGCTCATCCCACTTTGACGAACCCAACATCCTTGCCCACCTGCGTATGAGCGATCGTGTGACTGACGGTAAGAAGACGCTGTTGGTCGATGAGGTGCAGTCTGACTGGCATCAGGCGGGAAGAGATAAGGGCTACCAAAGTGAAGACTTGAACGCGCAAATAGTAAAAGATGCAGAAAAAAAATATACCAAATTGATAACAGAAATGAATCGCGACCCAAACGGGCCAAACGGTTGGACTCCCGAAAACAAAGCAAAAATAGAACAATTGCTGCCGATACTTGATGGTCGAGTTGGGGTTAAACCATTTGAAGGCGTTCCTGATGCCCCCTACAAAGAAGACTGGTATCAGCTTGCGCTACGCCGTGCAATCAAGGAAGCAATCGATGGCGGATACGATCGTGTGGCAATTACTCCCGCAAAAAAACAAATTGACCGTTACCCTGAAGAATTAAGAGCAAACGTGGATCATATTGAATATGAATCATATGTTGATAATTCAGGAAAAAAACGGTATGAAATTTCTGGTGTTAAAAACGGTAAAGAAATTGTTTCAAAAGATGATTTGACGGAAAAAGAATTAAAAGGATTGGTCGGAAAAGATATCTTTTCAAAAATAATATCAAGCAAAGGAGAAAGCCTTGCTGCTGAACGCCCGTTACGTCCTGACTGGATGCGCATATCAGGTGAAGACTTGAGTATCGGCGGCGAAGGCATGAAAAAATATTATGACGAGGTTTACCCCAATTACCTCAAGAAGTTTGGCAAAAAGTACGGCGCTACTGTTGGCAAGACAATTGTTGACGTTGATGGCGCAGCCGAACCCCTGCACTACATGGACATCACACCCGCAATGCGCAAAGAGTTCAGCACAGGTATACACATGAAGAAAGGCGGCAAGGTATCATTCGCCAACTCACTCGACGCAATGCGCCACGAACTATCAAAGGCTAAATAATTATGGCAACTCAAATGCCTATCCCGCAGGACTACGGACGGTTTGTGCCACCGATGCCGGAGGGCTCGGAAGAGTTCGCAGACACCGCCGAGGTCAACCTGTTTGACCAAGCCGACGTTCAAGAGCAGGACGATGGCTCAGCGATCGTGCGCTTAGAGGACGATGACCTGCTGGGCCCCGAAGACTCGCCAGACTTTTACGAGAACTTGGCTGATGTCATCGACTCGTATGATTTGTCAGGAATTGCGCTTAAGTATCTCGACTTGGTTGAGAAAGACAAGTCAGCCCGCGAGGGGCGAGACAAGCAGTACGAGGAAGGGTTGCGTCGCACAGGGCTTGGCCAAGATGCGCCAGGCGGTGCCTCGTTTATGGGGGCGAGTAAGGTCGTGCACCCGATCATGGCCGAGGGCTGCGTGGACTTCGCAGCGCGCGCTATCAAAGAGCTCTTCCCGCCCGATGGGCCCGTGCGCTCAAAGATTTTAGGTGAGGTGACTGAGCAGAAGACAAAGATTGCCGAGCGCAAGCGCGATTACATGAACTACCAGTTGATCGAGAAGATCGAGGAGTACCGCGACGAGGAAGAACAACTTCTCACCCAGCTTCCACTTGGTGGCTCGCAGTACATGAA